TGACTACACGGCCTCAGCGTCCGAACCCAGAAACTGTCAACGCCGGATATGTTGAAACAAATGAGATTCGACAAGCTAGTGGCAGTTATTCTGTCACTAATGCTGTTAAGTCTCGTTTGTCTTATCAACGTACCTGGACCGGTGTCAGGACTCCTGGTTTTTCGAAGTTGAAGCCGTCGCAGTATCCGGTTAATCCGCATACTGTGACTTTGACCGTAGTGGAGAATGACATCTTGTTTGAAGGCAAGTACGGGATTGCAAACCCGAATATTGGCTTCTACAATTTGTTGTACTCCGCTTGGTCTAACCATTACAGTGCACCTGCTGGGCCAACTCATCTTTCGTTGGCTCGTAACAAAGCAATCAGGAACCTAATTGAGAAAGCCGAGCTCGGTATTGAAGGTAATATCGCGCAAGACTTTGCTCAAATAGGACAGACCGTTCGTATGGTGGGTGATACTGCTCACCGTATTCACAAGTCTGTGCAGCAGCTACGGCATGGAAACATAACCGGGGCTGTTAATACACTCTTTGCTGGCAAGCACCCGAGGTATCATACCAACAAGCGTCCCACCCCTGCTAAATCCATAGCTGATAATTGGCTATGTCTTCAGTACGGCTGGAAGCCCTTGTTGCAAGATATCAATGGTGCGATGAAATCTCTTGCCAATTTGAATTCTGGCTCGAGTCCTTTCATCAGGCGGGTGGTTGCGTCTGGTACACACTCGACTTCCTCGACAACTTCTTATCCCCCCTTCGATACTCAGCTTACGGGAGTGAAAGGGACACATATTGTGACCCAATTAACTCGCTGTAAGATGACTCTTAGGTACAGGATAGAAAGTCCGTTGAAGTCGTTTTTGGCTCAGACGGGTTTTACAAATCCCTTGAACCTCACCTGGGAAATAATACCATTCTCTTTCGTGGCAGATTGGTTCCTTCCCATCGGGCCTTGGTTAGAGACCTTGTCAGCTTGGCATGGTCTCGCCTTTCTCGATGGTTCGGAAGTCAATTTTTCACGTCAGCAGGTGGTTTCTGCCATTGACGGTGCCGCACCTTCCAATATTAACAATACGTTACTCGTTACGACCCACGGGACTTTTACCAGAATGATTGTCAAG